AGCCGCAGAAGGACCCACGCACGCGGCGTGGCGTCGTCAATCACTTTGCTGTTGACAGCGCACGTTCAAGTGCGGCCTCAAGTTCTGCGACCCAGTTGCGATTGATCACCTTGCTGCCCACGTCTTGGATTGGGAAACGTCCTGTGTATCGCGGTGCTGATGATGCTGCGATGAAGTATGGGAACAGCTGCTCACGTGATCGACGGTAGATACCAGGTGGCCTGTTGCCCGCACCACGTGGTGTGCCAACAAAGAAGCCGCCGCGTTTGTTGGTTGTGCTCAGTCCTTTGCTGATGGAGCGCAGCGTGGCGATGGATACGTTCCCTTGGGCTGTGGTCTTGACCAGGGAGGTGGGTAGGAGGGCTACCCCAGGGGGCAGGGTGCCGTCGTTATCAGCACCAGCAAAGAAGCGCTCGAAGCCCTTGGCTACACGTTGGCCGCCTTGGATGCCATAGCGCAGGTAACGAGCACGGTTGCGGCCTTCTTGGTTGTTGGCATAGACGATGGCTTCTAGGTCTGCCTTCTTGGACTTCTGGACCAGGAAGGCGGTCTCAGTGAACTTGGTGGGGGCGTTGAAGTATTGGCGCGTGCTGCCATTGAGCGCTGTGCGGGCCTTGAAGGCCACTTCATTAAGGGCGAGGGAGGTGGCAAAGGGCAACTGCTTAGCAAGCACGCTGGACCGCCTTGCAGCCTCTTCCAGGCCGGTGGTGTCAACGGTGATGGATAGGGCCATGCCCCAAGGGTAGGCGGAGCGGATGGTGGCCGGCACCTGTCAACCTGCCGACCTTGTCAACGTTGCCCCTATAGGTCCTTTTTACCCCTACCCCTCCCCTTTTATATATTTAATACTAAGGTTAGAAGGTTAGTAAGGATAGCAGAGGGGTTGGGGCGCAAGGGATCTCAGCCTGACAACCTCAGCCGAGAGGTTGGCAGTAGACCCACTTAGAGCGCCCTGCGACCCATTGGCGTTGCTTGAGGTAGCCGAGCTCGCGCATGATCGATGCCACCTGCATTTGATCGGCGCGGCTTTGGCGCTCTACTGGTTTGCTGATCGCTTCGGTCAGCAGCAGCTCGCTGGTGATGGGTCGACCGTCATTGCGGGGTGCGTTGACCCATTCCTGAATGGCTGCCTTCCATGGGCTATCGACGAGATAGGACTCGTTCTCGTGATCAACCTGTGCGCTGTGCTCGCGTGATAGGTGGTTGGGTTCGCCTGCGCGGTAGGCCGCCACCGCTGCGCTCCAGATGGCATCACGCTCCAGCAGCAGGCCATCAACGGGGATGTGCGGGGCGGCTGTGACTGGTATGACCCAGAACCGCCGATTGCCGGTGTCGTCGACTAGGAAGCCGGTGTCACGGTTGGTGGAGCCAACGATGATGGATCGCCTTGGGAATGCCTCCGTGGTGCGTTGGTATGGGGCGCGGAACATATCCGTCTGTTGAGTGAGGAATGCCTTCACTTGGCCGGCGTGCTTGCGGCCGGTGATGTGATCTAGCTCGGCCCATTCCATAAGCCATGAGCGATGCAGCACCATGAGGTCATCCTTGGAGCCGATGTCACGCAGGGCATCGCTGAACCAGAGGCCGCCGAGGTTGCGCCAGAAGGTGGACTTACCGCAGCCCTGGGGACCCATGAGCACACAGGCTGAGTCGTGCTTGCAGCCGGGCTCGAAGATGCGGCGCACGGCTGCTACGAGCGTGGCCTTGAGCATGGCGTCATAGAGGGTGCCGGGTTGATCACCGGGGCGCAGGTAGGCGCTTGCCAGGTGATCGATGGTGATGGGTGGGATGTGATCCGCTACGTGTTCGAGGTATTCGCGGACCGGATCGTATGGGTTCTCAAGTGCGACGACATGGACGGCATCGGCTGCTAAGTCTTTGGTGACCTTCACGCCTTGCTGTGAGAGCGCGAGGTAGAAGTGCTCAATGTGTTCGAGGGGTTGCTGATCGAGCTCGATGGTCTTGGTGAAGACGTTCCAGCGGAGGCGGTCTGCCATCTGCTGACGGAGCAGGGCGAGGAGCTCATTGGATTCGAGCTTGAGGAGTTTGCCGCCATGGTTTGGCGTAGGGTTCGTTGCGCCATCTGGTGCATGGACGGATGGCCGCGCGGCTGGAGACGTGCGGCTTTTCTGATGGCCTGCTAGGTGAGCAAGGGTGCCAAGGGAGACGCCACCAGCTGCGGCTGAGAATGTGCGCCATTTGGCTTCGCAGGCGCCGGGCTCAAACTTGCCGGAGATGGTGGACCACTGGATCCAATCAGCGAGGAGAGCATCGTCAACGCTGTGGAGTGCCATGCCGACACGTAGCCATGCGTCGTAGTCGTCGGCATCAGCTGCTGGCACTGATGCGAGGTAGGCGCGTGCGCGTTGAATATCGGTGTCTGGCAGCTGCAGAAGCGGGGCGGGCGCGGGCTTCTGGCGCTGCATCTGCTGCAGTAGTAGCGATGGTGCCTCTGCGATGGTGAGATCACCAGGTGCGCGGCCTTTGAGCCAGCGGTAGGCGCCGGTCATCGGGTGAGCACCGGCAATAACGGATTGGCAGCCAGCCCATCTCAGCTCTAACTGCTCGCCTTTGATGCTGCTGCGCAGCTTGGTGGTCTTGATGGTGGCCCAGAAGGGTTCTGGGACTTGGTAGATGATCTGAACGCGGCCATCACGGCCTGAGGTAACGGCCCATGATTTCGGCAGGTCACGGAGTGGTGCGCCGATCTGCTCGAGCACCTCTGATGCGCCGAGACCATCGTGATCGACGAAGAGAAGACCACCGGACTGCGGGCCAGCGATCACGCCAATGGCTACGGCACGGCCTGCAGTGATCTCAGCGGTGAGTTGCTCGCGAGAGATGGGGTGCTTTTGCCATTCGGGCTGATATGGGCGCTTGTCGTTGCCGACGGCAACAAGCGCCCAATGGTCGGGGATATTGGCGAGCTGCTTGAGGAGATCGGCTACCACATGGCTACAGAGACGCCGGCAGAGTTTGGCAGGAAGGTTGGCAGGTTGCCAGTTATCTCAGTAGATCGTTTGCGTCTTGGATTGAGCGGGCAATGCCTGCGATACCACCGGCGGCCGATACGGTGCGCTGCCATGCGTGCTGCTCTGGGCGGACGCGGCCGGTGGGGGTCTTGACCTCAATGCTGGTGAACACAGCCAGCTGCTGGCCAACCATGTCAGGCGTCACCACGATGGTGCGCCAGCCGATGAGGTCAGCGGATCCGCGGGCAAGGCCGAAGGTGACGAGCCTGCCGGTGCGGGGATCAGGCAGCGAGCCGACTTGGTTGCGGAACAGCCGGGCATCGGGGCGGGTGCCGAGCGCGAGGCGGATGCGTTGCTGCAGATCGGTCTCATTGTTGGGCACAGTGGTGATCCAGCACGCGCTGCAGGGGTATCATCGCCACCTGCGGCACGACGGCGTTGCCTAGGGCTTTGAGACGGTCCACCCGACCGGAAAGCCCATCATCTCCTCGACGAAGGACGGGTTCAGATAAGTAGCTTCGCCAGTCGGGATTGAGTCGTCGCGGAGCATCACTCCAGCGAGGCCGTCCCTGTCGATCTGCGATGGCGGGAAAGTGCTGTTCTTGCTGTCGTTGACCGTTGGGGTCGGCAGCATCCGATCCCGCACTGTGGTCGCCAGCTCGCGGCTCTTCATGTCCGGCCTCGCCCGCGCCTTGTCCCGCCCGCGCTCGCCGTCCGCTGCTTTGGGAGTTGGGAGCAGCGGGTACTTCTTCGTCGGTATTCCCAGCCTGACAAAGACACCCTCTTTCAAGCTGTCCCCGTGAGTGTGGCTTGTGCTGCCTGGCTCTTGCGCTCTGGGCGTAGGCAACAAGCCACCACCGATCTCGTTGGTGGCAGGCTCCCACAGCACTCGCCGGAATACATGCCCACTCCGCATCAAACCCTGCCTCGGCCAGCTCACCGAGAACGGTTCCCAGTCCGTTAGAAGTGATCGCTGCGACGTTCTCCATGACGACGTAGCGGGGTCGAACTGTGCGAACGACTCGCATGAGTTCGTAAAAGAGACCGCTCCGAGTGCCTTGTTTGATGCCGGCTTGCTTGCCTGCGGTGCTGATGTCTTGGCAGGGGAAGCCACCGCAAACAACGTCAGCTGCTCCCGGTGCGGGGAAGAAGGTGGTGATGTCTCCATGGATGGGGATACCGGGGAAGTGTTGGGCAAGGATGCGCTGGCAGTAGGGCTCCCATTCAACAAACTGCACGGTGTGGAAGCCGCCGAGCCAGCGGGCAGCGAGGGAGAAGCCGCCGATGCCGCTGAAGGTGTCGATGATGCGGAGGGTCATGAGTGCGCCCTCTGCTGTCGGGCGAAGTGAACGTGCTTCGCCCAGGCTACGGGGTTTTTCATCCCACGCCGCTGGCCGAGCTGGATCAGCTGTTGGAGAGTGCGGGCTTGCCCTTGGTCGCGGCGGTGAGCGCGCTGCACAGCCTGCCGAGCCAGCTCCTTCAGCTCACCGTCCTGCTGGCGGATCATGCGGGGCGGTGGCGCGCACGCTGCACCGCAGCAGGGGCAGATCGGCGCCGGCTTGAACGCTGCGAAGCAGCTGGGGCATGTGCGCACCGATGGTGCTGCTGTGCCGCTGCGCTTCACCACACCCTCGGCCAGGCTCCACTCGCGCAGATCATCAGGGAAGCCATGGCGCGGCACGTTGCCAACGTGATCCAGGATCAGCGCATGAGGCTTGCCTGGCGCTGGGCGGAGTACACGGCCCACCTGCTGCAGGTAGAGGCCGAGTGATTGCGTGGGCCTGAGCAGGATGGCGCACGATGCTGCCGGCACATCGAAGCCCTCCGAGACCACATCCACGGTCACGAGCACACGCACGATGCCAGCGGCGAAATTAGCCACCACCTGATCGCGGTCGCCAGTGCCACCCAAGAGCAGAGCTGCGCTGATCCCAGTTGTCTTAAATGCGTCGCACACTGAGACAGCATGGGCGACATTGCAGCAGAACGCGATGGCCTGCTGACCTGCTGCTAGGCGCTGGTAATGCGCTATGGCATCGCCAGTCACTGTGGGCCGATCCATGGCTGCCGCGGCCTGGTCGTTGGCATAGTCACCAGCTCGCGTGCGGATGCCGGATAGATCAGCCACGACTGGTGGCGCGTAGATGCGTGCCGAGGTGAGGTAGCCGGCAGTGATCAGATCCGCCATGGATGGACCAAGCACCAGATGATCGAACGCACTACGGAGGCCGCGGCCATCGAGGCGGCATGGTGTGGCAGTGACACCTAGGCGATAGGCGGCAGGCCAGTGCTGCAGGGTGCGCTCCCACTGGCCGGCAGTGGCGTGATGCGCTTCATCGATGATGATCAGCGCTGGCTGCCAATCGATGCAGGGCAGCCTGCGTGCAAGCGTTTGCACAGATGCGATCTGCACAGGTGCATCTAATGCGGGCACACCAGCGGCGATGATGCCGTGTTCCAGGCCGATCCAGGACAGTTTGCTGCTGGCTTGGTGGATCAGCTCGCGGCGATGCACCAAGATCAGGACGCGATTGCCCTTGGCCGCGGCCGATTGGGCGATGACAGAGAAGATGATCGTCTTTCCCCCGCCGGTTGGTAGCACTAGCAGCGGTGCACGTGAGCCGCGAGCGATTGCAGCGCGTGTGTCGGCTATGGCGCGTTGTTGATAGGCGCGGAGGTTCACAGCGGCAACTCCAGCTGTGTTTCATCTGCGGGGACACCATGCATTGCCATTTGCGCCATGGTCACAGCGCGGCGCTGCTGATCGTATGCAGGGCGTGCATAACCGAGCTGATAGAGGTGCAGATCGTTCTGCAGCAATGCAACTGCTACTGCACGCCAAGACGGCGCCCGCCCGGATGCTGCAACCTTGGCTGGCACTTCATCGGGGATCTCGTGCGAATAACAGCGGGCTTTCCACGTTCGCACGTATTCCGAGACTCTGGCGGTAGCACATCTCCCAGGTGCGAATGGCTCGATCCGCTTGTCGGTTCGCCAATGTCCGTTGCTCATCAGTCAGAAGTCCCCATGCTTGTCGTGTGATGTCCTCAGGGCATTGCAAGGCAAGGGCGCAGGCAGCGTGGCCGATCCAGGCTTTGCGGTTGAGGTTGTAGTCGGTTAGTGCATTGATGCAGCTGTTGGGCCACTCCACGGTGACCCGTTGCATGTAGCGCCCGTAGAGGCGGTGATTGCCGGTGAAGATCTGTGCGCGATACAGGGCAATGCGTCGATTTGGCACATCGCCCCACATGTTGAAGTGGATCTCCTCCCAGGTATCAATGGGCAACCAGATCCTCTTGAGCTTCACGTTCGAGATCCTCTGTGATGTTGTCGATCTGATCCACGTCCCATGCCTTGCTGAAATCTTTCCCAAGAAACAACGAGGCCAGTCCGGTGACTTGCTTGAGGCGTAGCAGCTCATCAGGGCTCATGCCGATGTGCTTGCAGATCCATGCGTCGCCTTTGCCCATTTCGATCAGCTCGGCAACGATCACGCTCATCAGCTCGATGTTGTGCGAACCACGAGCGCGGTTGTGACGGATGGTTGATGCCATGCGGTCGTGCAGCTCTTTGCGGAGCACAACCACAGGCAAGCGGCCGCCTTCACGTTCGCGGATGCGCTGGCTGTTCTTCAGCGTCAGGTATCGGTGAAAACCGTCAACGACCACATATAGGTCACGTTCGGCGTCATGCACAACAACGACAGGCTGTGTGTAGCCATCTTCCCAAATTGATGTTTCGAGTAGTGCCATTTCAGGCGGCGCCACAGAGTTTGGGTTGTAATCGTTGGCGGTAACTTTCTCGATAGGAATACTGCGGACAGAGTAGACCGGGGATCGCCAAGGGTAAGAGTCGTTCTCATCGTGGAGTTCGTCGCCTTTTAGGGGTGGATTGAAAACACAGATCAGCGTTGTGGGCTCTAAGGCTTCAAACGTGTGAGCATCGTGCTTGTCGAGCACATAAGTCACATCAGGGCCAACCGCGATGATTTCTTGCGTTGCTTCATTGATCAGCAGCCCTTTGCCGCTGACGCAGTAGCAGGTTTCGAGGTGGTGCTGATAGTGCCAGCGGTGCGGCTTGCCAGGATGCACGATGGTTTTAGTCATGCTGTATCCCATGCCGTCGTCTTCCGTAAGCAAGCGATGGCTGGTGAAACCGCCCTTTGGGCAATTGACAATGCGATCAGCTGGAAGCTGTGAGGCGTTGAGGATCTTCATTTGGCGGAACGGTTAAGGACTTGGCTGTACTTGCGTTGGATTGACTTTTGGCGGCGCTGTTGCTCTTGCGTTGGCGCCAAACCCAAGTATTTGCAGGTGTGGTCGTTCTTTAGAACCGTGATGGCGAAGCGCTTCCACGACGTGACCATGCTGTTGTGGCACGGGAGATCATCGAGATGATCAGGCGGAACCTTGATTACGACACGGCGCAGATTGTTTCCACCGTGGCGTGTGGTGCCATTGATGTAGAAGCGAATGCCAATACGGCTGAGCGCGTCAATGATCGACTCAGGAAGACCGCGCCCCACCCTGCCCCAGTAGCGGATTGATTGGATGAAGCGCTGCTTAAAATTTGCGCTTGACTGATCTGGCAATGTGGCCAGCAGGAACTTCACAAATGATTTCCACGTGTGCCCGGCTGGCAGCTTGAAGGACTTGTAGTCAAGCTGTTTGCCATAGGTGGCCATGAAGTTCGCACCGCCAACCCTGGCGCAAAGCCTGGCCCAGATCTGCGGGTCGATTACCCGATACATGGCGAGGCTGGATTTGGACTCTGACATAAACGGCGAGGCAACCCGCATTTTTTTGATTGGGATGCCGGCCATATAGAACACGTCATAGAGCTTGTTGTAATCCCAGCCGAACTTCGCGTTAGCAGTCCAGATGTCCTCCGTGCGCCAGTCGTAGATGGGGTAGCAGTTGTAGGTGTGATCGGTGTTCTTCTTGGTCCACATGCGGCCAAGCATGGTCTCTTTGTCCTGGTTCAGGATGGCCCGGAACCGGTTAAGCGATTCAACTGTGCGAATGCCGATCAAGTTGGCGCATGGCTGCCCTTGGCTGTACCACTCCGCGAACATGTCCCAGAAGGTGGCGTAGTCCATGTTCTCGATGAACAGGTCGCCAAAGGGATGGTTCTGCAGGTTGACGATGTAATCCTGCTGCGGCATGGGGCGAATCCAGCGGTGCCGATCCTGCTCACCCCAGCACTGCCAGTCAATCTCGTAAGAGCTGACGGTGCAGGGCAGCGTGATAGGCAGGCAGCACCAATAGATGTCGAGGATGTCCCGGTTGGCTTGGAGGATGCGATGCATGAACTCCTCGCTGTGGGTGTAGTTGGCCTCGTTGTCCATGATCTGAACGCCAATCTTGATCGGCAGTTTGCGCTCTCGCACGTAGTCGCAAACAAGATTGAGGAGAACACCGCTGTCCTTACCGCCAGAGAAGGAGACGTAGACACGGGTGAAATGCTTAAAGATGAAGTCCAACCGCTCTATAGCGGCGTCGTAGACGGATTGTTCGAGGTAGTGGCGCATGGGCTTTGCCGTGGCCAGCCAAACCTAGCAGCATCTGGCCGCAAGTGCTAGTATTTGGTGGCAACCCGCAGGAGACCATGCAAAACGCCGACTATCACCGACACTATGCGGTCAGTAAGTCCGGCCTGGATCAGATCGCCAAAAGCCCTCTCCACTATTGGGCTCGCTATCTCGATCCAAACCGCGTCTGGCCAGAGCCCACGGCTGCTATGCGCCTTGGCACAGCCCTTCACACCCATGTGCTTGAGCTGGATCAATGGGACAAGCAGATCGCGGTGGCGCCTGGCGACATTAACCGTCGCACCAAGGAAGGCCGCGAGCAATGGGCTGTTTTTGAGGCCGATGCCAAACGCAAAACCGTGATCACCGCCGACGATGCCGAGGTTGTGATGGCGATGGGCCGTAGCATCATGCGCCATCCCGGTGCAGCAATGCTGCTGGGACTCACCGGCAAGGCTGAAACCACGCACATGTGGACAGACGCCACTTATGGGGTCGACTGCAAGTGTCGTCCTGACTGGCTCACGGATGACGGCAGCATCATGGTTGATCTCAAAACCACCCGCGACGCCAGCCCGCGTGGTTTCAGGCGAAGCATTGGCGATTACCGCTACCACGTGCAAGCTGGCTGGTACATGCACGGGGTCCAAGCTGCCACCGGCAAGCGCCCCGATCAGTTCATCTTTATCTGCGTTGAAACGACAGCGCCTTACGCGGTTGCTGTGTACGCCGCCGATGCCGAGATGATCGAGCGCGGCTATGAACAGGCCATGAAAGATCTAGGCACGCTGGCCACCTGCCGCGCTGCTGATAGCTGGCCGAGCTACAGCGACCAGATCGAAACGATCAGCCTGCCGGGCTGGATGACGGGCCAGGCTGGCCAACAACAACAAACTACTGAAATCGAGACCTATTGATGGATCAGTCAACAGCACTTACAACAACACAGCCGGGCGGCGTGTTTTCCAGCGGTGCAGCGTTTGATGAAGCGCAACGCTTCGCCAAAGCGCTCGCTAGCAGCACGCTGATCCCCCCGCAGTTCCAAGGGCAACAGGGCTTTGCCAACTGCTTAGTTGCTCTGAACATCAGCCGGCGGATGGGTATGGATCCGCTGATGGTGATGCAGAACCTGCACATCATTCACGGCCGCCCAAGCTGGTCGAGCCAATTCATCATCGGCCTAATCAATGGTTGCGGCCGTTTTAGCCCGCTGCGGTACGAGATCAGCGGAAAGGGCGACACGCTGGCCTGCACCGCTGTGGCAACTGAGCTGGCTACTGGCGAGGAGCTGCGCGGCCCAGAGGTGACCATGGCGATGGCTAAGCGTGAAGGATGGGCCACCAAGAGCGGCAGCAAATGGGCCACCATGCCCGACCTAATGATCCGTTACCGGGCTGCAGCATTCTGGGGGCGCCTGTACATCCCCGAGCTGCTGGTTGGCATCCAGACGCAGGAGGAGGTGCTCGACGTGCAACCCGTCACGGTGACCGAGACCAGCGTGGCGGATCTCAATGCCACCATTGCCGCCAAGGCTGAGCCGCAACCGGAGCCAGTGTCTGATGAGCTCTTCTGATTACTTAACGGCCACGCAGTTAGCTCAGCGTTGGGGGCTCCACCCCGATACGCTCAGCCGCTGGCGGAAGGCTGGCAAGGGGCCCGCTTACTTCCGGACGCCGGGATTTGTGCTCTACCCACTGGCCGAGGTGGAGCAATACGAACAGGCCAACACCATCACCCACGAGCAACCATGACTTTTTCTGTTAACGGCGCACTGTTTAAGCAATCCGAGGCCGACTGGCAAAAACGGATGGGTGACAAGTTCCAGGCGGGCAAAAACTACCCCGAGTTTGATGGTGTGCTGAATGTGCCTGCCGATCAGGCGTATGCCTTGGCGCAGTATTTGATGAACGCCGATCCGCAGGGTGACCGCAACGAAATCCCTGTGCGGCTTAGTGGTTGGGCCAAGACTGCCAACAGCGGCGTGAAGTATCTCAGTGTTGTGGCTAAGCCGGACTGGAAGACGCAGCAGGCTATCGAGGCCAAGGGTGCCGCTCAAAGCTTGGCCAAGGCCACCGATGGCGTGGTGGTCGACGTGGTGGACGCCGACCTCTTCTAACGGCCCATCAGCTCACATTCCAGCCGGGCGATCTCGTTAACGGCTTGCTGCAACAGCTGCTGCTGGTAGCAGGCTTGCTTCAGAAGCGCCGCAGCCATTGGGCCTGCATCCTTGCTGGTTAGCAGGGTGCGGGCCTGTTTTTCAATCTCAAACTGTTGTTCTGGCGATAGCTCCACCGCCATCCACTGCCCGAAGTTCATGGTGCCATAGTGGTGGTGTACAGACGCACGCTAGCGAAGCTGTGAAGTGCCCCCGATGTGGTTGCGATGAGATCAGAGCGACATTCACCAATAGCAGCCAGCCTGACCGTGTGATCCGCCAGCGGCGGTGCACGGGCTGCCAGCACCGCTGGTATACGGCAGAACTGCCTGTAAGCGTGGCTGTAGTGGGATGGGAGCGGACGCCACAAACGGGCAAAAGCGTTCCGATGTTGCGTGTTCCGGTTGAGCTGGCCGTTGGCAGCAACGCGGTGTAACGGAACATGACAACGAGGGGTTGACCGTGCACCGCCGATGGTGCATACTTAGGGGACGGCCAGCAAGGCCACCGCTCTCCAGACCATGACCGCAACCATCAACGGCCGCAACTTCCAGCTCACTGAGAACACCGCTGAGCTGCGCAACCTCCGCGCTGATCTGATCGCTCGTGGTTTCGATGGCAGCATCTGGGAAGGATTTAGCGCTCGCACCGGCCGCCAGCGTAAGGATCTGCACTCGATGATCTATCGCTCGGCCACCACTAACGAGTTCGTCATCGCCTGCTCGATCTGAGCCCTTCGGGGCTCTTCCCTTCACTCCACCAAGCCATGATCAACCGCATCAACAACGCCATTTGTCTGCTGATTGCCGCGGCTGTGTTCGCCATGATCGGCATCGAGTCCGGCGCACATCACAGCCCCACTCACTCCGGCACGCAGCAGGTGGTGCGGAAGTGACTATCAAACCTGAGCCGACCAAGGAAGAACTCGCCAAAGCCGTTTACGAGCTAAGCGTGCTGAATGGGATGCTTCTAACAAGAATTGAAAGAGAGCGCATCCACGCTGCAAGCATCCAGCTTGTGACCGCTTGGGCTTATCACAACATGAAAATCACCGAGTTTGCCAACTGGGTAGAACTCCCCGGTCCCATCAAGCAAGCATCTGAAGAAGGCTATGAAGAACACCTCAAGTTGAAGTATGAAGAACACCTCAAGTTGAAGTATGACTAACCCCCGCCGCTTCTACTTCAAGATCCCCAGCGCCAACGTGCTGGAGTGCGTCACAGCCTCCAGCCTCACCGAGGCCAAGCTGATCGCTGCTGACACGTGGCTGGAATGGTGGTCGCAGATTGAATGGCTCAATTCTGAACAGGAACCCATCAATGGCTGAAATCAAAGGCGCACTACTGCACTGGCGCACTGAAGAACACGAGACTGGTTGCTATGGCGAAGGCGTCAGCCGGCCACGCCACAATGCCCGCGTGAAGGATTTCACGGTGCTGGTGCGCCCACGTGGTGCGCAACCGCTGAAGTGGTACACACGCGCCGAGTCCAAGACGGCCGCCGCCAAATACGCGCAGAACCGCTGGCCAGGCGCCACTGTGGAGGTGGTGTGAGTACCATCCGAGACCGCATCAACCAGCTGATCACAGACTCCGGCGCATACCAGCAGGGGAGGCAGGATGAGCGTGAGCGCCTGCAGCATCTGATCGATATCAGAATCCAGCAGCTTCGTGCCATACCCCGAACTCAGCAGCTCTGCGCTGAACTGCAACACATCTCCCAGCTACTTGAGCCATGAACGACCGCATTCGATTGGATCAGCAACGCGTCGACATGATGGAGGCGCTCTATCAGCGCAGCGGTCGTGATGACCTGCCATACGGTCACCCATTGCGCTGCACCTATACCGGCCTCTGGGATGAGTTTGCCCGTGACCTGGCCGCCAATTTCCGCGACACGTATTACCCCGATCTGCTGGATCGCGTGGTGCGTGCCATGGATGCAACCGAGTCAGTGATGACACAGAAGAATGCGCAGCAGGCCATCGAGGCGTGCCGTCAGCAGCTCCTGAGAGACAAGTGGAAGTGAACGGCAACCCCCACCGCTTCAAGGCCGGCCACATCCCAGGCACTGCCGTGCTGACGCCGCAGAACGCCATCGAGATCCGCGAGCTGTACGCCAAGGGGCAGACGATGCTCGATATCGCGCTGACCTATGGCATCAGTACCGCGCACGTTTGCGACATTGTGAACCGCAAGCGCTGGAAGAATGCCGAGCGGCAGGTTGCGGCATGACCGACCCGATTAACCCACCGCACTACCGCCGCGGCCCAGTCGAGGCGATTGATGTGATCGAGGCTGCGGTGAGCGATGCGCCCCACATGGTGCCCGCTTATCTGCAGGGCCAGGCGCTGAAATATCTGCTGCGGATCTGGTGCAAAGGGAACGCCCTCGAGGATGCCCGCAAGTGCCGATGGTATATCGAGCGATTGATTGCCAAACTGGAGGGATGATGCAACAGCTGCCGGGCCTGAATATCCTCGAGCGCCTTGCGCTTCGGATTCTCACGCGCAGCCGTAACACCGGGCTAGTGGTGGTGAAGCCATACGGCTACCCCTGCATCTATGTGGCATCTGATGGCACTGATCCGGTTGCCGCGTATGTGACCGATACGCCAAGCGAGCCGGCTTCAATGCTGCTCGAGCGGATCTATCACCAGCCAGCGGCAGGCGAGGTGGAATGATCAGCCTGCACGGCGGCCGATTGTTGCTGCTGTGCAGTCGCTCAGATCGCACCTGGCACGCTCGAGTGATTCTGGGGCCCAAGCCAGAGCATCAGATCGAGATGGATACCGGCGCCATCCAACTACAGCCAGCACTGTTGAAGGCCCAGCAGTTCTATCAGGCTGCTAGGCGCAAGCTACGGCCTGCTGAACCATTGATGTGCTGGGATTGTCAGCAGTGGGATATGGGCAGGCAGCGCTGCGCTTTTGAGTTGCCAGAATCAAAGAGAAGCGGCGGCCGTTACGCGGCCAGGTGCGAGTTGTATGTTCGGCACGGAAGTCATCAGCCGCACTGATCGAGACGGCGGCTACATCGAAACCCTGATGCCAGTGCAGGGTGAGGTCTACTACCGCAGCTGCGTCGGTGGTGTCTGCCGGTATAGCTCCGACCTATGGCAGGCCGAGCTGTATCTCAATCATCTGCTGGCCCGCTGATGCTACGCGATGTGCTGATCCTCATCGTCGAGTATTGGGCGACGTGCCTGATCGCGCTATGGGTGTGCAGTCGCATCCTGCCCTAGCCATCGCGCTAGCGCCCATTCACCGAGGGAAGACCAGAACGGCTGAGCGCGATACCAATCGACCCATGGCTTATGCCCCTTTGAACTGTTGCACGCCCAGCAGCAGGCAACCAGATTGTTGCGGACGGTCAGGCCGCCGTGTGCCTTCGGGATGACGTGATCGAGCGTTGGCGAGCGGCCCAGCTGATCGCCGCAATAGGCGCAGCGATAGTTCCAGGCCAAGAGAATCTGATCGCGTGCTGACCGCCGTGTGATCAGGCGCGTCTCTTCAATGTGATGGCGATCCAAGGTCTGGCGGCAGGGGAACGCAATTCACCTCGATATCGATGATGTCCTCATCGGATGGGATGAACTCAGCCAGATGGCTATAGATATCAGCAGGCAAATCATCCGGCTCCGTATCAGAGCGGATGATCAGCTTGGCGGAGATCTCTAGGTAGAACGCCCGCATGGGCTGGCCGCCGCTTGGCTAACGGTAGCGGTCGCCACTGAGTCTCATGGGATTACAGAATTGCTATGGGATTGCAGCGCAGGATTCGCGCTACGGTCTCGCGCATGACCTACATCCTCCGCATCGGCCCGTGGCACGTTGGCCCGTTCCTCAGCCACACAGCCGCCAGCCACTTCGCTGAATCGCATGGCTGCGATGACTACACGATGGTGCCGATGGATGATCCGGCAGAGGCGCCCGGCAAGATCTATCGGCTACGCATGGCGCCATTGGATCACCCCATGAAAAAGGCGCCGGTTGCTGAGGCCAGCGCCTAGGTGCCTTGACTCTCCGAATGAAGGCTAGCCCTTGGATCCAGTGACGCCTAGGTCTGCGTTATATCTTCCAGTTTCTGCGTAGCTGCGCTCCACGGTGCCGCTGACCAGCAGGAACTTCATCTGACCGATGCGCAAGCCAGGCCAGATCGGCAGCGGATGCAGTCGCCGTTGGTTGCGTAGCTCCATGGTGAGTCTGCTGCCAAACCATCCGGGGTCTGCCCAGCCGGCTTCAGCATGATCCCAGCCCTCACGTGCGCGGCTGGACTTGAGCACAAACTGAGCGCCGACGTGGTTGGGCAGGTTGAAGATCTCCTGCGTTTCAGCCAAAAAGAACTCACCAGGCTGAATCCAGAACGGATCCTGTTGTGTATGGCCATGCAGCTGCACCTTCTGCAGCTCGGCGGTGCTGGCCACCTCCATCATCACCTGCGTGCCGAGCGTCACGTCATAGCTGGCTGGATTGAGCTGTTCTTCGTTGTATGGCGACAGCATTGAATGCTGTTGGCACAGCCGGCGGATCTCGTGGTCAGGTAGCAGCACAGGCTCAGTTGTAATCCCAGCGGACTTTAGGTCTGCCAGCGCGGATGCCTAGATGGATGAACTGAGGAGCGGCGTAGCCCAGCGAATAGGGCCAGTTCTGATCGCACCAGCGTTGCACCGCCATCATGTCGGCGCCTTGAATCACGAAATCGACCGCACCGCATCCAGGTTTGTAGAGGTGCTCGCTGTTGCTGGCGCCACCCGCTTGGCGGTTGATCGCTTCCGGGCGATAGCCCGATGTGATCACGATGGGTTTCCCTCCGAATTGCACGCGCACCCGCTCCAAGAACGCCGCTAGCTCTGCAGCAATATCGAGCTGACCCTGATTCTGGAATCTGCGGGCCTCCTGATCCAGCGCAAATTCCCCCAACCTGATGTGCGGCGTGATCCTGGCCGTGAAGGGGCTGCCGGGGCGCAGCTTGGCGGTCTCCGGCTGTGCTGCAGCCTGATGCTGCCCCCATAATTTGCCTTCAGCACGGCGGCGGCGCAGCAGGCCAGCCTCCACATTGGTGCCAGGGTTGCGGTAGAGCTCGAGCGCTGCTGGCACTGCTGCCCAGTTGCGCTCTCGCAGACGCTTGCTGATGGTCTCGAATCCTGCTGATCCGTAGAAGCCAGCGCCGAGGTTGTAGGCGAAGCTCACCAGGGCACTGCGCTGATTGTCATCCATCACATTCCAGTGCGGCACGGTGGTGCGCAGCTTGTCAGTGATGCGGTCGATCTCAAGGCGCAGCAGCATATCGGCCTCGATCACGTTAATCATGTCGCCACGTTTCACGGGCGTGCCATTGCTATAGCGCGTGGTGCCATAGCCGATGGTCCACGGCTCGCCACCGCTGAGCGGATCGGGGTAGGCGCTGAGGTGACAGCCCTCGAACTCCTTAATGAGCTTGATGGCGCCGGCGAGATCGGTTTGCTTGCCGTCTTGGCTCCAGGTTTGGAACCATTCGCGGTCGCGACGCATTGCGGCGTCGTAGCCGTTGGCGGAGAGATCCTGATCGAGCTGCTGAATCGCGGCGCTCTGATGCGGCTGGCCCTTGAAATACTTGAAGAGCTGCTGCAGGGTGATTGGCGCGTCGTTGGCCATGATTCAGCGACGCTGCTTTGGGAAGGCGATCCGTAGCGCTTGAAAGATCAGCTGCACCCAGCTGTTGGACTTCAGCGGTGAGACGGCGATGATCTCAGAGCCGGCAGCCACGATGATGGCGATGATGGCGAGAGTGGTTGCCTGTTCCATTGCTAACGGGGTGGCGATGCTTCCAACCTAGAGACCCGCTGCTCTACCGTCGATAGCCGGGTGAATGTCTCCTTGCGATCTTCCTTGATATCGCTATGAAGCACCTCGAGCTGTGAGGCGATGTGCTCCACAGCTGAGGTGAGGCGTATAACGGCCTCGCGGGCTTCATCAGATTTGCGGCTGAAACCAGCAGCACCCATGGCTGCAACTGATATTGAAGCGCCAGCGATGGCAGCGATGACTTCGATCATGGCGCCATGGGGCTACCCCTTCAGCTTACCGACCCTGACCGCGTAAGGGCTTTTTACCGCGACGCCGGGGCCGGGAGTGCTGGCCGAATCCAGCGCGTGTCGTCTTAGGCGGTCCGGGCTGATGATCGATCCGCGCGGTGCCGGTTTTGGCTTTTACTGCCACGGTACGCCAGCTTGCTTGGTGGGCTGGCGCTGTTCTTCGATCTGGCTAAGCAGTGCCTGACCGATCTCTAGCACCTTGTCATCACCAAGGACTTCCTTGACCCACTCAATTACCTGATCCTTGGTGAGATCCTTAAATGGGATCAGCTGTTCGGGGCGCTCAAACCCGATGGAGCCATAGGCACCAGCTGAGTAGGTGCCGTCTGTCGCGTCAACGGTGTAGTGCGCTGTATAGACATAGCCATCGGCGGTTTCGCGCTCGAGGTTGGCGATGTTCCAAGCAACCGTAACGGTCGGTTCAGGTGCAGGCGCGGCTTTAGCCATGGATGAGGTGGCGATGTTCCAGCTTATTGGTGGGTGCAACCTGTTGAACAGGCCGGTTGCCCGCCTAGTGAAGGTGACTACTGGGCTTGAGGCTTGAACGCCTTGGCGCAATCTTTCTCTGTAATGCCAAGTGCATCGAAGAACTCGCGCAGTTTGAAACTGTGGCTTTCGAGCCCGACAAATGAGCCGTACCATCCACCAAAGTCAAGACGCTGAGCTGAAGGCGTCCAAGTGATGTCGATACCGCTGTGACGCCACTCGTCCGTGAGGTCAATTCTTTTGGGCATAAAAGTGGAAGCGACTACTCGTGATCGGGAAGTTGTTCAAGGGCGCGGCGCACTACGTCTAGGTCTTCAAGCTGCCAAGCCTTCTTGTTTCCTTGGATCAAATTGAGCAAGGCGATGGATTGATCTTTCAGCGATTGAGGCTTGCGGCCGCGGCGCCGGGGGCGGGACTGCTGGCCGTAGCCTTGGCGCGTGGTTTTCGGCGGACCGGGTTGATGCTCGATGCGAGCGGTGCCGGTTTTGGATTTGACAGCCATCAGGCTTCAGGCTCAACGGCAGGTGCAGGCTCAGTCTCAACAACAGGCGCAGGTGCGAGACCCAGCAGCTCCTTCAGCTCATCAACGGTCAGGCCAGCAGCAGCGAGTTTCTCGGCAGCGGTTGGTTCAGGCGCAGGTTCAGGTTGCGGGCGGGATTCAATCTCCGCGATTTCTTTGGCGGTCAGTTCGACGATTTCCTGCTCGCCGGTTTGTACGTCAACAACGATGCGGTGCATGGCTTAGCCCTCGTAAAGAATGTTGATGGTGCCAGCGTCAAACGTGTCGGTGCCGTTGACGGTGGTGATGCGGACTCGATCTAAAGTGCCGGAGAGGGCTTTTGAACCACCTAGCCAAATCATGTAGGGACTTGCCGTGTTTCCACCAAGCACCCCAGAACATGCCCATAAATTGGTGGTGCTATTTAGCAAACATAATTGCAAAATACCGTCTCGAATAGCAGAAGCATTGCCTTGTCCAGTAGGATCAATTTGAAAAGCTGCAGAAAAAGAAGAATTCGTAGTTACTACTTGTGTAGCACCAGAATAGCCCGATGTTTCTATTCCGCCTGAATCGCCTATTTGCATTTGGACAGGACTAGTCCCATTTGTGCTTACGCCTTGGAACATCACCGTTATCCGCTTGACCCAACTTGGGATGCTGGTGAAGTCCTTGAACGTGCCGCTAGTGGTTGCTTGAGCAGTCACCAGCACCATCCGCCCGCGATCAGCAAAGCTCAGGTTGCCGCTGCCGTTCGTGACCAGTGCTTGATCGGCTGAACCATTGCCAGTCGGAAGCACCAGCGTGTTCGACCCAGCCACCGCCGGAGCGTCGATCTCGGTGTAACCCGATGTGCTGCCGTTAAGACGAAGTGTCATTTGTTTGCCTCCAGGGCGGTCTTGATTTCGTCAGGGGTAGACGCTGCTTCGATCACGTCTTGGATCAGGGCGTGCTTATCGCGGATCTCTTGCCGCTTGGCTTCGGCTTCAGCAGCGTCAGCACCAGGGATCTGCTTGGCGATGATGTCGTCGTAGGGCTTGAACTCCTCAGCGCGTTGCTGGCGGCGACGGTCGTGGCCGATCTCTTTGCACTTATCAAGGTCGTGCTCCACGCAGCAGTCGCCCATCACCCAAGCATTGCGGAAGTAGCGGTCGCTGGGGATGTCGGCTTCGTCCACGATCTCGTAGGGCACGCCTTCGGGGACATCCTTGAGAGCCAGTTCGACGGACTCGGTTGGGATGATGATGGAGACTCCGCCGGATTCAGTTTGGTAGATAATTCGTTTCATGGTGTTAGCGGAAGATGGCGACGTTGGCATACAAAGCATCTTCGGCGTTAGCGTTCCAAGTTCCTGTTGTAATGCGAAACGCCGATGTTGTCGGATTGCTTATGGATGGTGCCGTGACAAATCTGAAAGTGCTGCCAATGCTTGATCCACTAACGCTTGCGACACCAGAATAATTTGCATCCGCCAACGCCGTCGTGAAGTTCACCGTATAGTCCCCTGTTCCGTTATCCGTAATGCTGCTCACGTTGTAGCTGGCGCGGATCGCCACGGTGCCGGTGCCGTTGAAGTTCACCCACGCCTTGCAGAGCTGTCCCTGCTCAGTGGTTCCGATCTTGGCGTAGGTGACGGCGTTGGCCGCAATGTCATCCGTGGTGATCACGCCATCGGGCAGACCGCCTGCGCTGATGCCAGTGATTGTTCCAGAGCCAGCAATAGTAATAGGCATGATCAAACAATGACCCAGGATTGGCCGGAGCCGACAGTGACGGTGACCCCGGAGTTAATCGTGATTGGTCCTGCACTCATGGCATTTTTACCGGCAGTCAAAGTGTAATTGGTGGTGACAGTTTGAGCGTTCTCGTAGAACACATCATCCGTGCCTCCGCCAGTGGCCCCGCCGGCAGTGCCCCAGCTCAGATTTCCTGCGCCGTCGCTCTTAAGTGCATGGCCTGAAACCGTGGCATCTGCGTTAGGCAGCGTCCATGTGACATTGGCCGCGATGCTTGCCGGACCTTGGAAAGCCACCCAGTTGCTGCCATTCGCCGTGGCTTCGCCAAACCGCACATCAGTCTGGTTATCCATCAGCAGATCACCAGTCAGCGTGCCACCTGTAGTCGGCAGGCCACCGCTAACCGTGGATGCAATCGTGATGCTGCCTGATCCGTTGGTGATGCTGATGCCACTGCCAGCTGTCAGCGTCGATTTGGCAAGCGTGTTGCCGGTGCTGTTGCCGATCAGGAGCTGACCATCGGTGTAGGTGGTTTGGCCGGTGCCGCCATCTGCGACGCCAAGCGTGCCGGTGATGCTGCTAGCGCCCAGATCAACCGCCAGCTCCGTTGATTCGATCACCAAGCCGCCATTGGCCTTCAGGTCAGCGGAGAACGTGGTGCCAACCAGATCCAGGCCATCGCCTGCGGTGTAGGTCGTATCCGTGCTGGCAATGCTGATGCTGCCGTCGCCGTTGGTGATGCTGACGTTGCTGCCGGCTGTGAGCGTTGCCTTGGCCAGCGTGCCATCGGTCTTGCCGATCAGGAGCTGACCGTTTGTGTAGCTGCCTGCAATGCCCGTGCCGCCGTAGCCCGTTGCAACCGTGGTGCCCTGCCACACGCCGGTGCCGATGGTGCCAACACTGGTCAGGCTTGAGCTGGTGACGCCACTACCCAAGGCGCTGCCGCTGAGCACCTGCGTGCCGTTGATGTAATACGCCTTGCCGCTTGCGAGGTTGACGTGCTCGCTGAACGTCCACGCATCGGTGGCATCGACCCAGTTGATGGTCTTGTCGGTGGTGCCCTTGAGCGTGATGCCGCCGCCGTCAGCTGTTACATCCGATGGTGTGGCGACCTTGCCGATGACAATGTTCTTGTCTTCAACATCCAAGGTCTGCGTGTTGATGATCGTCTCGGTGCCGTTGACCGTTAAGTCCCCTTGAATCGTGACAGCAGCATCAAACGTCGCGGCGCCGGTTACATCCAGTGTGCCGGGCACGTCGATGTTGCTTGCCCACTCAACGCCAGTGCCGGCTGCGTCGGTCTGCAGCAGTTGCCGTGCAGTGCCATCAGCCAGCTTGCTGACAGCGATCTCTGCGTTGCTGGCGATATCAGCATTGACCAGCGGATAGGCGCTCAGCTTGGAGCCAGGGATATATGCGAGCGAAGCCCATGCGGTGGTGCCATCACCGACCTTCCAGTAGCCGGTATCAGACTCGTAACCAAGCTCACCCGCCAGCAGCGTAGGGTTCTGCGTCGTCCAGTTAGCAGCCGTATCACGCCGCTGCTTCTGCAGTGCTGAGAGGGTGATACTCATGCGGCGCCTCCAGGGCTGATCACATAGGTGCGAGCTGGCGTAGCTGCGGCAAGGCCACCATCGACAATATAGTCCCTGACTGGTGTTGCGCCAGCCAGTCCGCCATCAATGATCAGATCACTCAGATCAATGGGCTGCGTTTCAAGCTGCACCTCGACGTTGTAGCGGCCGCAAGATGCATGGCTGACCACCAGCGGTGCGCTGTATTTCCACGCATAGTCCGACAGCAACGGCACCGGCGGTGTCGTCATGCCGTTCCATGTCTCGGTCGACAGGAAGAAGATGTCGTAGGTGCCCTGCCGGTCGATGTAATGCGCCTTGAGCAGCAGGAAGTCAGCCTCGACCAGGTTCAGGTAGCTCAGCTCTAGGCTCTGGCCGATGCGACGGTTGCCGCGCCTGAAGCCATCGCTCATCCCGCTCAGTGATGTCTGTCGAGACTGCGGCGTGTTGCCAGGGCTGAAGACCCGCGTTGATGGGATCAGTGCCGGATATGTCATGGCGCAATCTCCGAAATCAGCTCCACCTCTACGTTGTAGGTGAGCGGTGCGGCCTGATCAATGCTGATCTCGCTGGCGTAACGCCACTCATATTCAACGCCAATCGGCACAGTGGTAAAGCCTGCCCAGACCTGAGCTGGCAGATCAAACGGCAGCAGTGTCCCCTCCTGGCCGTTGTAGTGGTCGAGGATCAGATACATCTGCGTCTCGCTCAGGTAAGTGAAACCCAGCTTGAGCAGCTGATTCACTCGATCCGTGCCTTGCAGGAATCTGACCGTGACGCCACTGGTGCCGGTGTAGACCAGCTGTGGGTAGTCACCGAAGCTGATCTGACGGCTGGCAGGTTCAAGGCTCGGGAAGGTTGCCATCAGATCACCTCAAACGTGCCGTTCACTACTTCGTTGCTGATTCTGGCAATGTCGCTGCCATCAACCGGGAACTGGCTGGCACTGATGCTGGTGATCCCTACACTGCTGTGCTTCACGTTCGTGACTTGATACCACTCGATCTCGGTGCGGTTATCGCCGCGGCTGTTGATGCGCTGGCGCTGCACTTTGATGATCTGCGTAGGGATCAAGCTGGTGGTGAGCAAAGCCGTTGAGAAGCTGATCGTGTGGACTGAATACTTCCGCCGTGCCAGCTCGTACTTGCCATAGGTCGTGGCATGAGCAGCTGAGGTGCAGAAGTCTGTCATGTCGTACTGCTGCGTCGGTGCGTTGGCATCAGTGCCGGGATAGCGCACCGTGGTTGTCCGTTGGATGCCGATGGTCAAAGGATCAGCCTCGCGCCACACCAGCGAGATGTTCACAGCTCTGCGCTGATCAGCGTCGATGTATTCCTTTTGGAAACTGCCAGGCAGGATGTCGTCTTCGGTAAAGGTGAGCACAGGCGTCAGCGCCGTCACCTTGATCCCGTTGCTGGCGTTTAGGGGCAGCAGCGGCTGCAGACTGTAGCGGCCATTGCTTGAAACAAATGACAGCAGGAAATACGGCGCAGTCTTGCTGATGTAGTCGATTGTGTTGACCGACTGCTCGATGATGCCGTTGAAGAACAGGCCGGTGTTGGTGCAGAACGTCGCCAGCGTCTGCAGGTTGCTTACGTCGGTTGGCGCGGCCAAGGCGTTAGTGCTGGCACCGCTGGCACGCTTCATCAGCGTGAACAGGTACATTGCCAAGTCGACAAACTGATTGCTGGCACCTGTGGCATATACGCCACCAACTAACCCACCGCTGTAAAGATCAACGGTGGTGCCGTTTTCATAGAACAGCGAGATCTGCCGCGTGGTTGTTGGGTAGGAACCCGAATCCGGGGGATCGTAAATATTGCCCGTAATCTGCAGGAACGTAATGTCGGCAAAAGTGGTGTAGTCAGCCGTGCTCGGTGGTGCTGCCGGATCTGCGTATGGGCTGAGCTGGATTTCGTATTGCACGCCAGTCAGAGTGCCGGTGCTGGCTGGATTTGCAGGATTTACTTGATTGTCGACTGTGCCACTGCCCCAGACGTAAGTGACTGGACCCGTTGCGCCGAAGTTGGTGAAATAGTTTGGGTCTGGTGCAGTCCATCCTGTGGTCGGGAATCGACGGATAGATCCGACTGCATAGCCACCTGTGATTGCACCACCACCTGCAATAACAGGGTTAATAAGGCTTGTTGTTGTGGCTGGATTGACTCCTAAATAAGACCAGTAGCCCGCAGTGACATCGTTGCCAGTTTTATTGTCATAAACGCCAAGGCTGGAATTGGGAATTTCAATGACAGCATTAGTTGTATCACCCGTGCCACGAGTAATCACGCTGACGACGTTGTAGAACTGGCTGTAGTCAGCCTCGCGCTCGATGTAGCCACTAGTCGTCCAAACCGGCTGCAGATAGGAGTAAGAGTTAAGATCACAGAAGATTTTGCCACTCGTGATTGGACAGGCGTTCGGCGTCGCCTCCATCGCTGAGGCCGAGGAGTAGTAATGCGTGAGCGTGATAGATGCGCTATTGGTTAGGAACTTGATGTTGTTAGAACCCACCCAGGCGTAGTGCTTCACGGGGCTGCTAACCATTTGCCCCTGGCTGATGGCATACAAGAATTGGCCGACGAAATCAATCGAGCCAGTCTTCACCAACGGCGGCTGCACCCAGGTTCCGCCAACGTTGCCGCTGCGCTTGCAAAACACAATCGGCACGGTATCGCCAGCTTGCGCAACGATTTGTTGTTTGGCAATTTCTGATTGTGGCTTTTTGCTTTTCTGAACAGCTGCATCACTTCTTGCTGGTGTCGCACCAACCTCTGCGGCGGGTTGTGGTTTTGCAGACTGCTGTTTAGGCAGGCCGCTTCTTATGGATGCGTTTGAGCCATATGTGTAGGTGCCTGGCTCCAAACCTGTGTAATAGCCCATCAGCTTGCCTCCTGCTTGCGATATTGCTCAATCGCCTGAGCAATCAAGCTAGGCGGAGCAACAAAGCGAGCGTTATCAAGCAGCTTCACGCAGCAATCACCGCAAAGGTGCTCGCCGGCTGGCGTTTCATAAATCACGATGCCATCCACCAGCCGCATGATCACATCATCATGGACCGAGCCATCAAGGCAGGTGGCAGTGATACCAATAGCAAGAATGGCTTCACTCATTGCCCTTGCTGACGAATCAGCATGTCTGCCGTGATTTTACGAGTTGGCACCTGAGACTTCAGCTTGTTGATGGCAGGATTCACCTTCCAACTCACCTGGTCATCGGTGACGCTGGCGCCTTCAATGCTGCCGATGTAGCGGCTGATCAGCTGGGCGCTGGTGCCATCGAAGGAATCCTCGCCCGGATCTTGGATATACAGCGATGCGATCACGAGATTGTCAGCGGCAATCGCAGCATCCGTGATGTCCACCAAATCGGCGGTTGCAGCAGCATTGATACTGAGGTCGTTAATGCTGGCCGCGGCTGTCGAGCCAAAGCCATTCACATCAAACGCCAAATAGGTATAAACACCCGCCACGCCAGCGTCGATGCTCAGCGTCTGCGCCTCTTGATAAAAGTTCTGCCACTGCCTTGTCGGTGTGCGCAGGCCGCCCGATTCAACATTGGTGCGGTCGGAGTAATACTCCAAGAAGCACATGATGTCGTAAGCAGCCATTAGCCCATCCCCAGTGCGTTACGCACATCAATATCATTACGGATCAAGTCCAACGTCTGCTGTACACCGAACTGCACAGCGCGGCCAAGATCCTGCGTGGTGACATAGTTAGTGCCATTCATCTGCGTGACAGGCCCGGTCTGGATGCTTACCTGGGCAGTGCTAGGCATCACCACGCCACCCTCAGCAAAGCGCGGAATCGCAGCAGCACCGCGGCGGCCAGCCATCCAGTTGGCGGCGAATCCTGCAGCTTTGGACTGCGGCACGATGTACTCCGGCTCGCCGCCTTCACCAACCATTGCAACGGTCGGACCATTCACCACACCACCCTCGGCAAAGCGGGGCAGGGCGACCGGGCTAACAGTCGGGATATTCACGCCAGGAACGCGGTTGGCTGCGGCGATCAATGCATTGATCGCACCCACAGCTCCATTAATCCCACCTTCAATCGCAGCCATGATGCCATTGAGAGCACCCTTCACGATGTTTAGGGCAGCGGTGAATGGGCTTGAGATGATCTCTTGCATCCCGGCCCATGCGTTTTTGATGAACTGCACCGATTGCTGGAAGGCACTCTGCAGTGGCGTGATGAAGTTTTGCTGAATCCATTGCCAGCCTTGCTCAAATGGTTGTTTGAGAAATTCAAAAATCTGAATCCATGGCTTGGCATAGAAATCGATGACCTGCTGCCCAAGCTGGATCACGGGATCGATAAAGACCGTCTTGAATCCCATCGCTGCATCAGAAATGAATCCGCCAATCGCTTGAAACGCTGCACCGATCTGATCACGGAAGGCATAGATCGCTACGCCAGCGGCAACAGCAAGTGCCACCCATCCAACTGGGCCGCTGAACACCGCCACCAGAATCTGACCGAGACTGCCAAGCCCAGCCACTAGCGGACCGATGGCACCAGCCCAGCCGGCGATCAATGCAGGGATGCCAACAATCGCTGCCGCAATGCCAGCAACTAGTGGGCCGAACGCAGTCAACACCGTGACGATTGCCGTGATGGCAGGCGCCAATGCAATGAAAGCCACTGTGAGCGCAGCAGCACCAGCCACAAATCCCTGCTGTTGTGGCGTAAGCGTGGCGAACCACTGGCCGATCTGAGCCAGTGTGCTGACAAAGCCAGTCAAGATTGGAACTAGCGCAGCAATTGCGCCAGGTAAGGCAGCGCCAAGCTGTTGCGCCAGTTGCGTGATGTACGGCAAAGCGGCCGCAATCGCCTGATTAAACGGCCCCGCCAGTTCACGCATGATCATGTTGATCGCATCATTGAATCGGTCGGCAGCTTCAGCCATCTCCTTGGTGATGGTTGCTGAGTATTGACTCATCGCTTCGCGGCCGCCGTTCAGCATCGGGATCAGGTTTGCACCTGATTTGCCGAAGATCTCCATAGCCAAGGCAGTCTTCTGCGCACCATCTGGCAGCTTGCTGAACTTGTCGGCAATGTCCAGCATCACCTGATCGACGCTGCGGATCTTGCCTTGTGCATCAGTTGAACTGACGCCAATCGATCTCAGGGCTTCATTGACCTTTGACGATGGATCAACAATCCCCTTCGACAGCTTGCCCATCGCCTTGGCGACTTCCTCGATGCTGCTGCCGCTATCTTCTGCTGCTGCGCCAAACTTGCTGAGCGTTTCAACGCCAACACCAGTGCGTTGGCTTAGATCGTTGAGGTTGTCTGCTGCATCAATCGCGTTCTTGCCAAGCACCGCAAGGCCGCCAACTGCAGCAGCACCGAGACCGGCAATGGCGATGCCGGCATTCTTGGCCACACCGCCAAGCTTGCTGAACGCACCACTCAAGCCGCTGGCTTGATTGTTCGCCTTATCAAGCGAACGGGTCAAGCCATCAATCTGCGCCAGACCGTCAACCTTGGCCCTGATCGTCAGGGCGGTTGTCATGTCCAGCGCCATGGCTATTTCTTGCGCTTGTTGACTGCTGCAACCACTGTAGCCTCGATGATCTGCAGATCACCTAGAACCTCGGCCGGATCATCGATCTGCAGCAGATCAAACACCCAGCGCACGGCGCCATAGTCGAGGCCGATCATGGTACCTGAATCAGTACGCCATTGTGTCTGCACCTTTAGGAACACACGCACGGCTGCCCATGCCTCTGGCTCCACCTCGAAGTTGACGGCCGCTTTGCTCGGTGGTGGTTCGATGCCGAACACAGCTGCATCCTTTGCTGTGTCGTCAACCTCCATGCCGCCTAGCCAATGCTCAGCGGCCCCGATCAGTTTTTTCTCTTCTGCTCCACCAGCGACTCGAAGTAGGCGGCAACTAATGCACCGGCCATCATCGGGACATCCAGCAGTTGCGCCTTCACCGCATTGCTGAATGGCACTGGCTCACCATCGCCGTCCACGATGCCATCCCAGCCCACCAGGATCTCATCGGCAATGCTCTGATCACTGACGCCCTCGCCAGTGTCTTCGCCCTTTTCGTTCGCCTTAACGCGCAGCTGTACTTCGCGCTGGATCTCATTGATGCGGCTCTGTGCCAGCCGCTTGAACTCAGCGTCAAATGTCTGCCGCTCTCGTTTCCCACCGTTGGCCGGGAGCTTGATGCTCACCGGCCAGGTGTAGGAGTCCGACTGCTTAAGGACAAATGCCACGCGGATCAGGTGAAGACAATCTCCATCTCATCATTGCCCGAATCGGTCGGAGTGGCAATGTATGGCAGGGTCAGCATCTGGATGCCGTCTTCATCGCTGTAGGACGGGTTGCCCAGATCGATCTGATCAGCGGTGAAGGTCACGATGTTGCCAGCGGTCTGGCCGTGCTGGAAGGTCAGGTTTCCAGTGCTGCTGCCGGTGGCATCGTTGAAGAAGTTGTGAGCGCTGACCGAGACAGCTTCAATCATCACTTCACCAGCAGGGGCGCGGTTGGTGATGATCACTTCCTTGGTGCAGCCCACCAGCTCGCGATAGACCAGCTCATTGGCCAGTTCCATCGTGAAACTCTGAAGGCAGCCTGCATAGCTAAATACCTCGAAGCCAGTGGTGTTGCCCTGCTTGAACACCACCGGATCAGCCTGATTGGCGTAGGTCGGGCTGCTGATGGCCGATGCAGTCGGAGCGTTGTAGATGCCCGTGAACTCAAAGGCGATGGTGGGGATTTCGCCCACGGTGCAGTTCAGGGAGAAGGTGCCGCGGCAGCCAGTGGCCTTGTGCAGCACGCCATCGTTGTTGAAATAGATCGTGACCGAACCGGGCGAGGTATTGCTGTTGGGCGTATAGGTCACGCTCGTGCTGGCCGATACGGTCTCAGTGAACGAACAGGCTTTCAGCAGCGGACCATAAGCCGGCGCAGTGCCAGCAGTGCCGGAACCTGCCAGTTCAACCTCGAAGTTCACCAGCACACGGGTTTGCGCCAGCAGCTGCTCGGATTGGCCGAGGTAAGGGCGAATCAGCTCACGGCTAACGGTGTCAGCCTCGAGGGGCGTCACCTCGATATTGCGCACCAGGATGGCGTTGGCGCCAACAGTTGGCGTAGGGTCAACACCGTAAGTAGTTTCAATTTCGGCCAGCAGCAGCTGGCGGCGGGAAAGCAGCGGCATGGCTTGGCCGGATGGAATCTTTCAACCCATCGTAGCCGGCTCAGCTGATAGTCAAATTGGTGACTGAGGTGCGATAACGCACAAGATATTCACAGCCAATCACGCCAGCCGGTTGATCAGCTTCCACCATCTCGAAGCTCACCGATTGCGGTTGCACATCAATGGCATATCCGCCCAGGGTGAGATCGGCCATCATCTTGGCGTGCAGGCTCTCGATGATTGGATCAGCCGTCTGATCCGGCACCGTGCCGCGCACGATCACCGCGATCCGCACGGTAAGGCTCCAATCCAGCGTGGGCAAACTGGTGTTCTGCTGCGCTGTATCCGAGATCGGCTCGATCACAAGTGCCGGGCTTTCGCCGCGGCTCAGTGGTTCCACCCTGCTGCGATAGATCCGGGTGCTGACGCCAGTGGTTCCGGTGAGCGCCGTGCGAATCGCCGTCAGTACCTGTTCGCGCTTGGTAGTCATGGTTATGCGGAGGCAACCTGCACCACTGTGCAGATGATGCCGGGGATGCTGGGATGTGCCGGACTACTTGATGCCGGATCGGCATTTATATAGGCTGCCACATTGCTGGTCATCCACATCAGCTCAATGTAGTCACCACCTACCAAGCCCAGCACAAAGTTTACGGTGCCGATAACGTTGCCTTCCACGCCTCCATGGCTGGAAATGACACTGAACTTGCTGTCGCTAGCAGGCACATCACCACTGCTACCGCTGTCGTTCTTGCGCAACCAGACGTTCACATCATGGATCTGCGCGTCACTATTGCTGAACTGGATCGAGAACGTGAAGCTATAGATTCCGGGATGGTCAACCGTGATCCGGCTGTCCGAGACGATTCTTACGCCACGGCTTGTCAGATCAACCTGTCCTAAAAAAATCGGATAGGCAGTGTTGATCGCCGCCGCAACTTGTGAAGTCGTATCCCAGAACGATCCCCAGTAACCAGGGCAGCCGTGATATGGCAGCTTGCTCCATGGCGTCAGGCCATTGCCGATCTTGAGGTTCTGCGTATCGCTCTCAAGGCCAGGCTCTCCTGCCATAAGCACAGGATTCAGCGCTGTCCATTGGCTTCTGGTGTTGACCTTGAATGGACCGCTCATGTCTTTTGCAATCCGAGTTGTACGAACTTGCCATCATCCATGAGCATGGTCTCTCTGACGGTATAAGCAGTCCCATCCACAGTGATCGAATCGCCGCGGATGAGACTGCCGAAGTTTGAGGATCTGGCCGTCAGCGTGTAGTCAGTGCTGAGCACCATCCCATTGCTGATCACCTGGCTTGGCATGTCCAGGATTCCTTTCGCAGTAACGGCGCCAGCGGTGCAGCTGACGCCGAAGTCTGCGAGGAACACATCCAGATCCTCAGTGAACGCCATGCTCAGCTGTACTTCTTAGAGCCGAGAGCCACCACGGAAACGGCGCCGGTGCCGGTGCCGCCGGTCACAGTGAAGAGCACGCGAACGTAGCGACGGAGATCGTTGCTGTTCAGGTAGATCTTCTCTTGGAATGCAGTGTTAGCGGCAGCAGCGGTGAAGCCGCCACCGGTCACGTCCACGAAATCGCCGGAAGTAGTGGTGTTGCTGTGCTGGATCTTGGCAGTCAGGGTGACGCCAGAGCCTGCAGCAGCTGCATCGATGATGAAGGCAATGTCGCCCTCATAATCCACGAGATCAACGTTGGCGGGGGTGCCAGCGCCGGTGGATGCCACGACTGCGTTGTTATGCAGCTCGAGCAGATCGGTTTTAGATCCGAGGTTGTGGATGGTCATGATTTTGCCCTCCGTCGGGGGGTGGTTGGTTTAGGTGCAGGTTGAGCAATGGTCTCAACTGCGTCTACTACAGAGGCAACAGCCTCAACAGCTTTGCCGATACCGATCAGGAGTTTGGCGTCAGAGGGGGAAGCCTCTAGGACTTCCCCAGTTTTGACGACCCGGCCCGCCAGCATCGTTTGCCGTAAGACCTTGATCAACATGATCAGAGGGTGTTGTTGCCGCGGCTGAAGGATTCAGGGTGACGGACGGCAATGTCCACATCCTGCATAGCCACCACGCGCACGGTGCCGGAGGTGCTGTTGGTGTAGGGATCCACCATCAGATCCAGGCCGGAGAAGTAGCCAATGATCAGGTCAGCGAAGTTGCCAAACCACAGATCGCCAGAGGCGACTTGGTTGGACAGCACACCCTGATAGCCGTTCACTTCATTGCCTTCCATGACGAACATGCCGGAACCTGCGTCCTTGGCTTTGGTCTTGAGGCCGCCGCGCATGGCAGCGTTCATCAGGTAGACGGGGTTGCCGAGCAGTGCGTTGGCGGTTGCCACGTCGCTCTCAAGTGCCACCACCTCAGCGAAGGTAGGGGTATCAGCGGCGAAGTCTTCGGTGCCGATGCCGGTGGTCAGCTTCAGGCCGAGGGGCTCACCGTTGGAGCCGGTGCCATAGAGGCCAGCCAGATCGATCTTGAGTGCCAGCACACGAGCCAAGTCGGTGCGCACCATGTTCTCCACATCGATGGAGGACTGGATCATCAGGCGGCGGCTGTAGTCAGTGAAGGCAGCCACGGTCTTAGGAGTCAGGCTCACCTGATCCACGGTTTGCTGCGACTCGGTGGGAGCACCGGATTCAGCAACCCAATAAGCGGTCCCCGCCCCCGACTGACGGGGAATGGCCACGTTGCCGGTAAGGCCGGTCAGCACAGTGGCGCCAGCCTGATCCAGAGCCGAGGCATTGCGCAGCAGATCGATGAAGCTGCCAGCATCCAGCTCAGTGGCAACCAGGTTGCCGCCGGCGGTTGCAGCACCGACGTTCAGGTCACGGCGCAGCACATCCTGGGGGATGGTGATGCCGCGGGACTGACGGCCGAGCTTTGCAGCAGCAGCTTCAGATGCCTCGATCTCGAATGCAGCAGCCTCGCGGGCAGCGCGGTCGGTCGGGTTGGCCAGATAGTTAATGGCACGCATGAAGGAGAAGCTGCGGCTCTCCTTCTCAGTCAGGCCGATTTCAGCGGCGCTCATGTTCACAGGCTCCTGTTTGATGTCGAGGTTGTCGAGCACAGCAGCGCGGGCCTCGTCGATAGAACGACCAGACTCGATCAGCTGGCGGCCGAGATCGGCCATACCGTGCTTTTCGGTCAGTGCAGAAATGCCAGCGATGCGGGAGCGCTCAGCCTCAGCGGCTTCGGCCCGCACCACTGCCAGATCAGGGGTGGTGTTTTCCATTGCAGGAATGGGATCAGGTGTAGGTGCTGCCGAGGCAGCTTGCTCGGCCTCTAAGGATCTGCCGATCCCGACGCCGGGATCAGCCGGCACCGAGACAACAGAAACCTCATAAGGAGACCAGGCAGTGGCAACAAAGTCACCGCTGCCGCGCTCCTCCATTTTGTCGATGGAGTAGCCAAAGGAGACATTCCGAAGAACGCCATCCTTTACATCGTTCAGGACTTCCTGAGCGAATGGATTGCGGCTGAACCGCACACGTGCATAACCGCGGCGACGTTTGCCATCGATGTATGCACGCTCCACAACACCAATCACACGATCAGGGTTGTGGTTGAACAGCAGCGGTGCGCCATCATTCAGGCGACTGAGATCAGCGGCATTGCCCTCGTGGCTCAGGATCTCATTGCCGAAGTAACGGGCAACGGGATACTCAGAGCTGAAAGGAAACTCATAGGTGCGATCTTCAACCTCATCGAAGGTTGTGATCTCAGCGCGTTGGTGCCGCCCGATGCCGGGCATCGCACGCAGCTCAGCGATCTTGCGCAGCGTCGAGAATTTATGGCCCACCAGTGTCTCGGTGGCTTCCCATCCATCCTCGCCCTCGCTGTAGATCCGAATCAATGCAGCCGGATCATCAGCGCTGGCTTCAATGCTGAACTCAGTGCCGGGTACGCCCAGCGTGCCCTCGCGCATTACATGCTCGATCCGGCCGCGGGCAGTGCCACCGCTCGAATCCCACTGCACAAAGTCACCCTCTGAAAGCTCATCAGGTTCAGCACGCAGCACGCGCTGCTCGCCTGTTGCCTCCTCAAACATGATCGGATCCATCTCGTGCTCACTCAGCCAATCACGCGCTTCGGATGGCGTGAATTGCTGCGCGTCAAACCGCACTGCCTGAATCTCGCTCTCGCCTTCCTTTATTCCGTAGATGAAATCAATCCCTTCACCGCCGGCGCCATTCTCCCGGCGCAGTTCGTCGTACTGATCGGGATCAGTCAACCTCGCGGCATGTTCATTTGGATAAGGGCGCGCCTCTTCCATTTGTCTATCCTGCAATGCCTTGATTCTATCCGCCTTCTCATTCGCCCAACTCTGCCCAGCATCACCGCCCCATGCGGCCCATGCAACGCGACCGGCTGATGGATAGCCATCCTCACCGGGGCTGAATCCCTCGCCTTGCTTATCAACCTCATGGCGGGCGAACCATGCCGCCATCGTGATCACTGTGTCAGGTGATAACTCATCACCGCTCAGGATCTGACGCGACCTGGCCGCGGCAACCTCAGTGCCACCTGCTTTGCCATCAGCCTTCCAATCGCGATACCGCTGCGCCTCTTCCCTCATGCCTTCAGTAGGCATCAGGTCAACCTCAGTGCCGGCAACAGTTGCCATCAGTCCTCAGGCCCTTCGAGCGGATCCTCGAGAACTGATTCCTCTTCGTATTCCTCTTCATTCATCGGCGGTTCCGTATCCTCAAACGCCGGCTGGCCGCCCATCGTCACAGCAGGCTGCGAACCACCGCCAGCATTCACCTCACTGGGATCCGTGTCGAGAACAATATCCATCTCATCCAACATCGCCAGCTCAGCCTGACGCGCCATCAGCACATCATCGAGATCGCCACCCTGCTCGCTGATCACCTGGCCCAATGTCTTGAAGCCACATCGCACCGCATCCTTGTAGGCATTCACTTCCTTCTGCGGGTCCACCCACTCCCAGCTGCGTGGAATCCAGCGGCTGGCGCGGTAGCGGTCCGGGTTTGTCTCATATGCAGGCAAGTTCAGCTCACCGCTCAGCACCGCCATCTCGAGCCAGTTCTCAAACACCGTCTGGTGGAAGTTCTCGATGAAGAACCGCTGCAGCACCTTGTACGTATCGCGCTCCTCAAGCAGGCTCAGCCGGCTGCTGCTGTAGTTGCTCTCTGAGAAGTTCTTGCTAATGCTCTCGAAGCTCACCCCAACGCCAGCCGCCACAGCACGCAGCATCGAACGCGTGAATGGTTCCAGCTGGCCGTCCGGTGCATTCAGATCCGGCACCGTCACGCTTTCGCCTGGCGCCAGATACTTGAACACACCAGGCTGGAAATCGCTCACGCGCTCGTTCTCATACACCTCATCACCAATCAGCTCACCCTCAGGCGATTGGATGAATCCCATCAGCGCACTGCTCGCCCTGGCCCGCACCACCTCGGCCTCCTCATAACCTTGCAGCATGTGCAGCCGCATCAGTGCCGAGGCGAACCAAGTGACTCCTCGTGTCTGGCCGGGGCGCTCAGGCAGGAAAAGATGTATGCACTCATCAGCAGGCACACGCACACGCCGCCCATTTGTGCGTGGGTTGCCCGCATACGTGTCGCCAGGGTGGTTGGCGTAGAAGTGGTACGCCTGCGGCCGCAGGTAGCTATCGACCTCAATGCCCATCCGCACCGTGTTGCCTTCCTTGGCCTGCGGAATGTCGTCGTCGATCAGGTAGTCAGCCTCGAGCACCTGCAGCGCGAACGGCACACGCGAATCACCAAACGGCTTGCGGATCATCCGCACGAACACCTCACCGCTCTCCGCCAAGCTGCGGCATAGCAGGCGCTCCATATCATGGAAGCCCAGCAGCCCGCTCACATCACAGCGGCTCTTGTGCATCCACCGTTCCCATGCCTCGTGGATCTGGCCGTTGATCGCCTCATCCAACCGGCCGCCACGCAGCATCCGCACCTGCGACTGGTGCTTGATGCCGTGCCCAATCACATTGTTCTGGATGCTCCGCAACGCTTGCCGCGCATAGTCGTTGTCACGGCACAGCTGACGCGCACGATTGCGCAGCGCCTTGAAGCTGCTCTTGATTTCGCTGTCGGCACTCGTGCCGCTTGTCACCCAGTCAGCCGTGAGCCGGCTAACCCTTGCGCCCTGATACGCCCGCGCACGTGGCCGCATCGGCTCAAAACCCATCGCCTTGAATAGCCGCGTCCGCAATCCCATCAGAACCTCACGAATAGGTTGTGCGGATTGCCCAAGCCGTTGGCGATCAGGTCCGCCATTTGCTCGCGCTTCACCTCAGCCTTCAGCTTACTTTCGCGCTCCATCAGCTCACCTAGATCCAGCTTGGTAAAGCTCCGGCTGCCGATTGTGTATTGCTTAGCGCCAGCGCTAACAATCGCGCGGATTGCAGCCTGTACGGCATCCAAATCAATCTGCGCTTGTGACCGTCCATCAAACGCACCAGGCGAACCGGCATATGACAACGCCGCATCCACAGTCAGCTGGCCAGCGCCCAGCGTCACCTTCTCACTGCCGGCCGTAGCAATCGCCTGCCAATACCACTGCCCAGCATCAAACCCGGCGCTCGTGCTAGCCGCGATGGTGAACTCCCACCCCGTGCCATAGGCAGTGCCCACCACCGTGGCACCCTCGCTTGCAGTGTTAGTGCGCAGGTAGTACGTCAGCGTCCACGTGCCGCTGCTGATCTCATTGCCGAGATTGTCGACGCCCGCAATATCACGCCACTTCACCGTGTCGCCTGCCCTGATTGTCGCGGGGATGTTCACGGCTACCAGTTGCCAACAAAGCCAGGCCCAGCCGCTGCCGGCTGTTGCTTCCTCGATCTTAGCGGTGCTTTCTTGCCCTCTTCCAACTGCACTCTCAACTGTTCCCACATCGTTGCCTGATTCATCCGCCTCCCATAAAGCAACATCGCCGCGTAGCCATACACCAGACAATCCAACGCTTCATTTCGATCACCCGCTTTCTTCACCCACTCCCTGATGGGGAAGCCGCGGTGATATCGCAACGCCTGCCGTTCGCTCGTGACCTGCTTGAAGTAATCCTCATCCGCGGCCATCCCGAAGTGCAGTCCGCCGGTCGCCTCGTTATGACGCAGCCGGCCGAACAGCGTCGTCTTGATCGTGTCGGTACCCAGCTGATAGAGCGTCACACCGCGCTTAATCACCCGGCCACGCCAGTTCACATCCTGCTTGCTGCCCTTACCCACAGCCGCACTATTGCGCCGGCTGCTGCCCTTAATCGCAACCACACCCTGACCCACGCGGTCGCGCACATACCGATACACCTCATGCGTGCAATGGCCGCCAGAGTCCACCGCCATCTGAGCAACCTTCAAAGTCTTGCCGCTCTCGTGTTCCCACTCAGTCGCAAGCACCGTGTCCAGCTGGTTCCACACGTCGGTCATCGTCGGATCGCCCATTAGTTCTTGGTGCCACACCAGCCACCCCGTCTCGCCCTCGCCCCATCCCCACACGCTCACCGCTAGCCGGTTGTCCTGCACGTCGACGCCAGCAGTCAGCAGGACCACGCCAGCAGGGCACAGCCCACTCCTGTAATCAAGCCGCCGTTCCATCAATCCATCGGCGCTGATCTTCGCCGCATAGTCCTCTTCCCATGTCTCCGCTAGCCGCGTATTCACAAACGCCTTCAACGCCGGCGCATCACCCTTAGCCCTTAGGAAATCCTCCACCAGCTGCTCCCAGCTGCACCAACCCAGCGGGCTATACAACCCACTTAGCTGGAACCCAGCAGTCCTGCCATTGCCTGCCGGTGCCGTTGCACGCCATTCGCCACGGCGCAACATCGCCGGCTTATGCAGCTCCTCGAATCGTTCGCCGCAGTGCTCGCACTGATATCGCGCAGTCTCCGGCCTGCCGTCGTCCCACTTCAACTGGCCCCACTTCAACCACTCCATCGCGCCACAGCTCGGACACGGCACATAGAACCGCCGCTGATCGCTCCGCAAATACTCCGCCTCAATACGGCTGAAATCCTTCACGGTCGGCGTGCTGGTCAACAGAATCTTGCGCCGCGCAAACGTCGTCGTCCGTCGCTCCGCCAACGCAACCGGATCGCCCTCCCCGTCCACATCACTCGGGAATCCATCCACCTCATCGCAGAACAGATACCGACACGGCGCTGATCGCAACCCGGTGGCGGAATTCGCCCCGGTGAGCAACATGATTCCGCCTGAATACTCCTTGCTGAACATCGTGTTGCCAGAGTCCCGCGCCCGTGCCGGCGCGATCTTCTCTGCCAAGCACGGCGTCTCCGTGATCATGCTCTCCAGCCGCTGCTTGCTAAGCCGCTTCGCCATCTCCACCGTTGGCTGCACGCACAACATTGGCCCCGGCGCATGGTCGATCACATAGCCCAGCCAGTTACTGCCGGCCTCAGTCTTGCCCGTCTGCGCCGCAAACATCATCACCACCCGCTGCACCGTGCTCTCGCTGCTCAGGCAATCCATCGGCTCTCGCAGATACGGCGTCCGATCCGTCCGCCATGGCCCCGGCTCCGCACTGGCCTTGCTACTCAGCCGCCGATAACGATCCGCCCACTCACTAACCGTCAACGGTTGCTCAGGCCGCAACCCGTCCATGAAGCCATCGCGCCATGCGTTAGCCATCACACAGCTCCACCAGCGCAGCACGGTGTTCCTGCGTCAGCACCTGATGAATCACCGTCGGATCGGTCTCACCCGCTAGCTGATGGCTCAAACGATCCGCCAGATTCGCCAATGCTTCCCTTACGCCGCGGCCAACCTTAAACGCCTCTTTCTTCACCTCATCAGCTGGCACCAATTCACCCCGCTGCTGCGCCACCTGCAGCTTCGCTAGCTCCGCCTGGTAATGCTCACGCCGTGCGCGTGATTCATTCAGGTCCGGGATCGCATCATCCGGCAATCCATTCACCCGACGCCGCAACTCATCCGCATCCTTCACAGGCTCTTCGACCGGATCCGGCCTGCTCACCTTGCTCTGCGCATTGGCAACCGTGTTCTTGTTCCATAGTTCCAACGCCAGATCACGATCCAGCCAGCGCTTGCCATCTTTCACAACAACGGCGCCAGCAATCCTGCTCTTCGTCGCATGAGTCACAGCACCCTTGCTGCACCCTCTGATCGCTGCAAACTCAGCGAACGTGACCAGCACAAAGTTGAATCGATCTAGCGTTAAGTTAAACCCCGCTAAACCGCCCTAAACTGTCTTAAGGGCGTCTCATT